TGGGAGGGTATCTCTAAAAAGATGCTACCTCCGGTTGATCACTTAGATGACTGTAACTTTAATCATTACAGCTTGCAGTTGAGTTTTTATATGTACATGGTTATTAAGCATAATCCAAAACTTAAACCAGGTAGCCTTATTCTAGACCATGTGATTTTTGAAAGTACGGGTGTGGATGAAATGGGTAACAAGATCCATAAGCTGGATAGTGATAACAAACCTGTTATAAAAACTATAGAAAGACACGAATTACCATATTTAAAATCAGAGGTTATTTCGATTATTAATCAGTTAAAAGGATGATGCTCCAACTAAATCCGATGATTCCAATTAAAAGAGTGTCGGATGACATGGAAGGTCTTGTTATAGACTACAGTCAGGAACACGATCTTTTGTTTACTTGTGCGATGGATAATGGAGAAATATGGACTTTAAACAATAAAGAACTTAGGTTCTGCAAAAATATAAGCTTAGACAGAAGATGATTGTAAAGCTATTTGACATACAAAATGGAGTGGTTATACCAACAGAACATTGCTATACTCTTTCAACCTTAAAGAGAATAATGGATAACCATCCTGATGACTATTTAAAGATCTACCAATATATATTTTATATGACTTGTCCAAACCCAGATATCAATCCATTTTTTAATGTATCCGAGGTAGATAAAGAAGAAGTGATTTTAGGCGAGATAGATGCTGAGTTTTCTACAGATGATCCTGATATAACAGGAGCAATTAAGTTCTGTTCTGATATGTACGAGACACCTACATCTAGAGCATATAAAGGTATTAAGCAGATGCTAGATAAACTAGCCACATACATGGAAAAAACAGAAATAACACACGGTAGAGATGGGAACATTAATTCGCTCGTCAGCGCAGCAGCAAAGTTTCAACAAATTAGAGAGAGCTACAAAGGTGCCTACAAAGACCTCCAAGATGAACAAAAAAGTCAAGTTAGAGGAGGACAAGGACTTGCATACGACCAACTCGGTGGGTAAATTCTTTGTAATTGACGTAGAGTTATATAACTGTCAGTTTCTTATTAGTGTAAACCAAGATAACGAAGATCTAGTTGTATCTCTTGTTCAAGAGGGTGTCTTATATTCTGCAGAAGATCCTGAATTTGGTGATTATATAGGGCACTTTTTAAACATGAAAAAAAATAATCTTGCTAAAACAGTAATGCATGATAATGGAGTGATTAGTATAAAGATTAATAAGTTTGATCAAAACGATGCTAATGATATGGCTACGCTAATGCATGAGCTATCACATGCTGTCATGTTTACCTTTGATAGAATAGGTACCCCACACAATGCAGACACTGATGAACCTTATAGTTATCTTCTTGGATTTTTAGTAAAGAAGTTTTTTGAGAAGTTGAGATAACTCCTATCTTTATAGTATGGGCAAGACAAACATCGAAAAGACAGCTCCGAAAGGAGAGATAAAGTTCTCAATTACTCTTTCTGAAGAACAGAAAAAAGCTAAAGAACTGATTATCAGCAAACCCTATAATTTTCTAATAGGTTTTGCAGGCAGTGGTAAAACATTGGTAGCGGTGCAGATAGCTTTAGATATGTACTTTAAAAGAAGAGTTAATAAGATTATTATCACCAGACCTACAGTTTCTACTGAAGATAATGGATTTCTTCCTGGTTCAGAGAAAGAAAAAATGGAACCTTGGTTAGTACCTATTAAGTCTAACATGAGGAAAGTATATGATAAACCAGATATCCTAAATAAAATGGAAGAAGAGGGTGCCATAGAACTGGTATCTCTTAGTCATTTTAGAGGTAGGACATTTGAGGATGCTGTATGTATTGTAGATGAATTCCAAAACTTGACTAAAGCACAGTTACAAATGTGCGTAGGTAGATTAGGTAAGAACTCTATTATGATATTTACCGGTGATATGCAGCAGATAGATTTGAAACATAAGAATGATTCTGCTATTCACGAGATACCTAAAGTGGAAAAATCAGAGTTTGTAAATAAAATTCTTCTAACTGAGAATCACAGACATGAAGCTCTGAATGAAATACTTAGACTATTAAATGAGTACTGAAATCTACGAACATATACCCACTTGTGAGAATGGAGAATGGAGCCATACAAACTTCGACAGTAGAAAAGACTTCTATGAGTTTTGCTTGTCAATCTTCAAAGAACCAGGGGAATATGGATTTGATGAAGTATCTAAATTGTTTAATGAACAAGCACGACTGTTTAATAAAAACGGAATTTATTGTACAGCACCAGCTGGAACTAAGGACTTTATAAAATACTGGGATACAGAAAAAGAGAAGTGTAGGAAGGGTGTGATATTTAAATCAGGTACCAAATCTTGGTATATCACGCGTGACTACTACATGTGGTTAAACTTCCTTCCCATCTTTAACAAGGAAACTCAGAAGTACGGATTTGCTGATGTTCGTGATGCACAGTATCACATGGCTCTTTATGAGATACTTGCAGAACTAGACTATAAGCATTGTGCTATTTTAAAGAAACGTCAGATCGCTAGCTCTTATTTTCATTGTGGTAAACTCATAAACCAGATATGGTTTGAGGAAGGGGTTACCCTAAAGATGGGAGCTAGTCTAAAGGACTATATCAATGAGAAGGGTAGCTGGAAGTTCTTGAATGAATACGAATCATTCTTAAATAAACACACAGCTTGGTACAGACCTATGAACCCCAACAAAACAATGTTCTGGCAGCAGAAGATTGAGATTTCAAACTTTGTTGGTGGACAAAAGAGAAAGACTGAGATAGGTCTAAAGGGTGTAATCCAAGCAATGTCCTTTGAGAAAAGTCCTACTACAGGCGTCGGTGGTCCTACTAAATATTTCTTTCACGAAGAAGCTGGTATTGCACCGAAGATGAATCAGACCTACGAATACCTACGACCTGCACTTAGATCTGGTATGATTACTACAGGTACATTTATAGCAGCGGGTTCTGTCGGTGACTTGAGTCAGTGTGATCCACTTAAGAAACTTATCTTACACCCTGAAGCAAATGATATATATGCTGTACCATCTGCGCTTATTGACGATAAGGGTACAATAGGTACAACAGGTTTATTCATACCCGAACAATGGTCTATGCCACCATACGTAGATAAGTTTGGTAATTCGCAGGTTCCTGAAGCACTTAAAGCGCTTGATGATTTATTTGCTAAATGGAAGAAAGAATTAGATCCACAGGAATATCAACTTCGTATATCTCAGCATCCTAGAAATGTAAAAGAAGCATTTGACTTTAGAACATTGTCTTTGTTTCCTGCACACTTGGTTACAGCACAGATGCATAGGATAGAAGATAAAGCTTATCCATATGAGTTTTTAGATATCTACAGAAATATACAGGGTGGTGTTGATGTACAGACTACTAATAAACTACCTATTATGGAGTTCCCGGTAACTAAAAATACTGAGGATAAAACAGGTACACTAGTAGTATGGGAAAGACCTGTAAAGGATCCTGAGTTTGGTATGTACTATGCTTCTATTGACCCCGTGTCAGAAGGTAAGACAACTACCTCAGAATCACTGTGTTCCATTTATATCTACAAAACTCCAGTAGAAGTAACTAAAAATAATGGATCTGAGATACAGACCTATATTGAAAGAGACAAAATTGTAGCTGCTTGGTGTGGTCGTTTTGATGATATTAAAAAGACTCACGAGAGACTTGAACTGATTATAGAGTGGTATAACGCGTGGACAATAGTGGAAAATAATATTCCTCAGTTTATTACGTACATGATTGATAGGAAAAAGCAGCGTTATCTAGTACCTAGAAGTCAAATATTATTCTTAAAAGATATTGGCGCAAATGCTAATGTCTACCAGGAGTACGGGTGGAGAAATACAGGTACTCTGTTTAAGAGTCACATGATCAGTTACGCTATTGATTTTTTAACTGAAGAACTAGATCAGGAAGTTACTGATGAGGGTAAAATTGTACGCACCACTTATGGTATAGAAAGGATACCAGATCCTATGCTATTAAAAGAAATGGTAGAGTATAGAGATGGTGTAAACGTCGATAGATTAGTATCGTTTGCAGCACTAATTGCTTTTGCTAGAGTCCAACAAGCAAACAGAGGATATAAAAAGAGATATGAAGAGACTGAGAATGTAAAAAAGTTGGATAATAATGATAAATTCAGTAAATTAATTAGGAGCCCGTTTCGTCATATTGGCGGATCTGGTAATACTTTTGGCATGAGGGTTCCTAAACAACCGTTCAGAAATTTAAGATAATATGCAAGTATATAACGCGTTACAAGTAAAGGCGGGTGCTAAGACGGAGTACAACAAAATGGGTACTCTTAATCAGCCTATACAATTTTTACCTAGATCTAAAAAAGATGAAGATTGGGCAGCGTGGTGCTTAGATTGGTTGGAGTGGCAAGGGTTGAAGATGGTGCGCAGAAACGCACGTCGTCTTATGAAGAACTACAAACTTGCAAAAGGTCTTATCGATAGAACTGACTATGTAATTGAGGAGGATAATGAGTATGCTGATTTGATTGACACTCTTACTAAAGAGGATACATCAGCATTAGAATTAAAATTCTACCCTATTATTCCAAATGTAATTAATACTCTTACTGCTGAATTTTCTAAAAGAGTTACTAGAGTAACTTATGGTGCTGTAGATGAATACTCCTACAATGAAATGTTGGAGCAAAAGAAAGCTGAGGTAGAGCAATTATTAGTTAGTGACGCAAAGCGTAAGATTACTGAACGCATGATTATGATGGGTGCAGACCCACAGAGTCAAGAGTTTCAGGAACAACTTTCTCCAGAAGCTTTAAAGAGTTTACCTGAAATTGAAGCTTTCTACCAGAAAGACTACCGTTCAATGATTGAACAGTGGGCGGAGCACCAACATAGAGTTGATACAGAAAGATTCTATATGGATGAATTAGAGGAGCGCGGTTTCCGTGATCTTCTTATTGCCGATAGAGAATTCTGGCACTTTAAGATGATGGAGGATGACTATGATGTAGAGTTGTGGAATCCAGTACTTACATTCTATCAAAAAGCTCCTGAGACTAGATATATTTCTGACGGTAACTGGGTTGGTAAATATGATATGATGACGGTTGCTGATGTCATTGACAAGTATGGTTGGTTGATGACTGATAAGCAAATGGAATCAATCGAACTTATCTATCCGGTAAGATCAGCTGGTTATCCTATTCAAGGTTATCAGAATGATGGTACATATTACGATGGTACAAAGTCACATGCGTGGAATACCAATATGCCATCACTTGGATACAGACAGTTTACCTCTATGTGGGATAGCGCTGTCTATGGTGGTGACATTGTAAACTGGATTATGATGGAGAACGAAGACTACCTTGACATGGGTATGTCTAACCTTCTTCGTGTTACTACTGTATATTGGAAGTCACAAAGACGTGTAGGACATCTTACTAAGATTACTTTATCCGGAGATATTATTACAGAGATTGTTGATGAAGACTACGTAGTTACAGATAAACCTGAGTATAATACCTCACTTATAAAGAATAAGACTAAGCACACGCTTGTGTTTGGTGAACATATTGACTGGATCTGGATTAACCAGGTTTGGGGTGGTGTAAAGATTGGTCCAAACAGACCTACTTTCTGGGGTACAAATAACCCTGGTGGTATTACTCCTATCTACTTAGGTGTTAATCAGAATCACATTGGACCACTTAAGTTCCAATTTAAAGGTGACAATTCACTCTACGGTTGTAAACTTCCTGTAGAAGGTTCTGTATTCTCTGATAGAAATACCTACTCAAGGTCTCTTGTTGACCTTATGAAACCTTTCCAGATTGCTTACAATATTGTAAATAACCAGATTGCTGATATTCTGGTAGATGAATTAGGTACAGTGATTATGCTTGACCAAAACTCTCTACCAAGACACTCACTGGGAGAAGATTGGGGAAAGGGTAACTTTGCTAAAGCATACGTAGCAATGAAGAACTTCCAGATGTTACCTCTGGATACTTCAATTACTAACACGGAGAATGCTCTGAACTTTAACCATTTCCAGAAACTGGATATGTCACAGACTGAGCGTTTGATGTCTAGGATTCAACTAGCACAGTACTTTAAGCAACAAGCGTTTGAGGTAATTGGTATTACCCCACAGCGTTTGGGTCAAGAGATATCTAGACAAACTGCTACTGGTATAGAGCAATCTATCAATGCTAGTTACGCACAGACTGAATCTTACTTTATTCAGCATTGTGACTACTTGATGCCTAGAGTACATCAGATGCGTACAGATTTATCTCAGCATTACCAGTCTACAAAACCTTCAGCAAGACTGAATTATATAACTTCTCTTGATGAGAGAAAAAACTTTGAGATAAATGGTACTGATTTCTTGCTCCGCGATATTAATGTGTTTGCTACTACTAAAGCCAACCAGAGAGCTATTCTTGAACAGCTTAAGCAGCTTGCTCTTAACAATAATACTGCTGGTGCTAGTATCTACGATCTGGGTAATATTCTTAAGTCTGATTCTATTTCTGAAGTTACGCACATTCTCAAACAAACGGAGAAGAAAGCAGACCAAGTAAGACAGCAGGATATGCAGCAACAGCAACAGATGCAGGAGCAAATGATTCAAGCTAAGCAGCAAGAAGAACAACTTAAGAGAGAGTTTGAGTCATCTGAGAAGGATAAAGATAGACAAGCTGATATTATAGTAGCTCAGATAAGATCTGCTGGATATGGTGCTATGATGGATATCAATGAAAACAAGCAGTCTGACTACATGGATGCAATGGATCAGATTCAGAAATCTGAGAACTACCAAAGCACTATGGATCTCAATAGAGAGAAAGAAGCTAATAAGATGATGCAGTCTAGAGAGAAGCTTAATATCGAAAGAGAGAAAATAAATGCACAAAGAGAGATAGCAAACACCCAACTTCGTATTGCTCAAGAGAATAAAAACAGGTTTGACGCACCCAACAAAACAGAAGAAAAGAACAAAAAGAAGAAGAAGTAGCTATATTCTCCGTTTTATTTACCTAAAGCAAAAAATTTTTAAAGTTTAGGTATATATATTTGCTTATATTATTAGTGTAGATTTTAATTAAACCAACAAAAAATATGAATAACGCAAGCGACAATACTACAGTTGAGCAGGTCGATCTCGATCTTGACAATATACTTGGTATGCCCGGAGCTGATAACGTGATGCTCCCTGAAGAAAAGAAACCTAATGTTTTTTCTGCAGGTAAACCTGATCTGTCTTTTATGGAAAAGACAGATAAAACAGATGAATCTGGTGAAAATAAATCAGAAGAATCTGGACAATTTGTTGACGTATTGAAAGATGTAGATCCTGCGGATGCTTCATTGGGTGTATTGTCTGAGGAAGACGAACCTAAGAAAACACCAGGACGTGCAAAGATTGCTAAGGATGGTACAGTAGAACTAGTGAAAAAACTTATTGACGCTGGTAAAATTGTTCCATTTGATGACGATAAACCTATTGAGGATTATACTCTTAATGACTTTGAAGAACTTTTAGAAGCTAACTTTGAAGAAAGAGAGAATAATATCAGACAGTCTACCCCTGCTGAATTCTTTGAATCGCTTCCTGAAGAACTCCAAGTAGCTGCTAAATACGTAGCTGATGGAGGTCAGGATCTTAAGGGTTTGTTTAGAGTTCTTTCTCATGTAGAAGAAACCTTTGAACTAGACCCATCACAACCAGCACATCAGGAAAGAATTGTAAGAGAGTATCTCTCTGCTACAAACTTTGGTACAGCTGAAGAAATTGAAGAAGAAATCGATAGCTGGAAAGATAGAGATGAACTTCAGTCTAAAGCTAATAAGTTCAAACCAAAGTTGGACGCTATGCAAGCTAGAGTTGTTCAACAAAAACTTGCTCAACAAGAGCAAATGAAGAGACAACAAGCTGCACAAGCACAAGCTTATATGCAGAATGTATATAATACAATTGCTCCCGGTGAACTTAATGGTTTGAAGATGGACCGCAAAACACAAGAATTGTTGTACGGCGGTTTGGTTCAACCATCATATCCGAGCATTAGTGGTAGACCTACTAACCTTTTAGGACATCTTCTTGAAAAATACCAATACGTAGAACCTAACCACGGTTTGATAGCAGAAGCTCTTTGGTTACTAGCAGATCCCGAATCTTATAAAACTAAGATTATGGATCAAGCTCAGAAAGTGCAGGTTGAAAAAACAGCACGTATGCTAAAGACAGAAGAAGCTAGAAGAAGTACAGGATCTCCTATTGTAGAGAAAGAAGAAGTAAAACAAAGAACTATTAAACGTAATAATAACTTTTTTAAACGCTAATTAATTAACCTTTTATAATTTAAGTTAAAATGGCAACTCCAGTTTTAAATAATGGTATATTTCTACGAGATACCAACTACGCAGCTAGTTCACACGTAGATTCATACCACTTAGTTAACATGTTGAAGAATGCAGAACCAATGGACATGGGTCCAGTGGATCTGTGGGCAATGGCACAAAAAGTCGAAATGCCTCTTTACCAAATGTCTAGCTTTGGTGGTAAGAATGTGATCATGGTTGACAATGCAAGAGGTGAGTACAAGTGGCAAACTCCAGTTGTACAAGATCTTCCTTATGTTGTTGAAGACATTGAACCACTCAATATCACTAAAGGTATTGACGGTACAACCTTCAAAATTAAACTTTCACGTCGTGAGTTCGGTCATGGTGATATCATCACTTATGATAAGTACAACGGTGTGGAAATGTACATTGCTCCTGATCAGGATATTATTCCACTTGGTGATGGTTTTGTTTACACTGTACAACTTGTAAACAATG